ATGCGCTGTGCCTGGCTGAAAATATTTGGATTTGAAACCGGAATGACGTCTACCCGGTCATCAAAATCACTTGCCATAATCGTTTCTTCGCCACCCGCAACGCTAAACGGGTACTTTTGGGGCAAGCTTTCACTCATAACCCGGGCAAGAAGTTTAAATTCTTGTTTCATAGCGTAGTGCATACGTTTATGCACCGCGCTCATAACACGAGCCCCCTGCTCAAGCATCGCTACTGTCGTACCAACAGCCGCTTGCTGGTTCCCGTCGCCTACTTTCATGTCAGTAATAGTGGCAAACCGTTGGCCAGCCTGAACAACAAATCCTAAAAGATTAAAAAGCGTTGCATCCGGGCCTTTGAAAGGCAGCGGCATAAGACTATCACGGATAGCCCCACCAGGAGCGTCTACATCACGGAACTCTCCGGGCTGAAGAGGATCGTCATCGTCTCGAATACGCAGTCCACGGGCCTTAAAACCCGCCGGGAGGTTGGAAAGCGTTCCAGCGTCAATCAACTGCCTCAGTGCCGCCGTGGCAGTCCTCGAAAGGCCGCCAATCGTATGAATTAGACCCAATCCATAGAAACCGAAGCCTGGTAAAAACTTATAATGCACAAAATATTGTATTTTTCGTCTATTTGGGTCTTCTTCATTCCAATTTCGTCTTATTGAAAGCACTTGGCTGCTGTCCTCAGATATCGTGACAACATAAGGCAGCATTATTCCGGTCATTTCGCCGTTTTCATCAACATCTTCGTACCCCGCAAGGTCCAAATCCACGTGAAACTCTAACAAAGTGACATCATAATCAATATTTGACGGCATTTGACCGTCTATTTCGTCTTTCTGCGTTGCAGCATCAGTCGATGGGGCCTGTGAGGGGTGTAATTCAACGTCCCTATAAAAGCCGTTGACCTGTTGTTTTCTTACATCATTCCAAGGTTGACGAATTACTTGTGCTAAAAACGGAGAAGTGTCCAAGTCATACGCATCATACGGCACCACAAGGTTCTCCGCAGGCACAAATTTACTTACAACCCTGTCTAAGTTTGAATCATAGTAAACTTTTTTGAATGTGCTTCCCGCAAGAGGTAAATAAAACAGCATTTGGTCAAATTCTGGAGTATATTCTTCCATTACGTTGGTCATGTAATAGTTCATAAACTCCCTTACACGCCTACTTTGGTCCTCTTTACCGGCAGTAAGTTCACCAAGAACCTGCGTTCGCACCGGACCTTCCGGGGGCAGCATCTCATTGAAGGCTTGCGCTTGAAATTGGGTAGCAGCTTCGGACAAAAGCGGGTGTGTTACCCCAGTGGCACCTCGAAAAGGCTCTGTTCTTTCAGTATATTTGAATCCCAGCAAGTCTAAACCACTTGAATAGGACTGTTCCCACTCTTCTCTTGATGCTTTTGCGCTATCATATTGACCTAACAAATCATTTGAAACGACTCCCAGGTCACTCGCGTCCATATTTTCGGCTAAATTAGTGTAAAACTCTTCTTCCCGCTCTTGCTCCGCCGCCTGCGGGTCAAAATCAACAATAACGCCCCCATCGTCGCCTTGTTCAATCTCAATACCGTCAAGATTTTCGCGCTCAAGCATTTGAGTGCCGGGCATCTCGATGTCTATATCATCACTTAAACCCTGGATCTCAGGGTCATCATTCTCTCGCTCTACAAAAGAAACCGATGGATTACTTGGTGGTCGTGCCATATATTTTCTCCAAAACTAGCTTAACCTAACATGTTTTTTTTTAAATGCCTAGCTATACATCAGCCGCGCAGTCTCACTTAATGAACTTATCCCTTGGGGTACTTGTAGCGACATAGCTGCACCGCCATTAGAAAACTGCTGTTTATTAAACAATTCTTTATGCTTGCCTTCTTTAATTTCTTTCATCAAGTCTCCGGCGGCTTCTTGAATCTGTAAAACTGCTTCAAATTTTGGAACCTTTTCTTTTAATTCACCGCGATCACGTTGCACTCGGTAATCCCTAAATTTTATTACGTCAGGGGTTTCTCTACTATCTTCATTTTTTGATTTTGTTATTCGCAATTGAAGATCAACACCGGGATTTGCTTCTTTCCAATCATCTAACGTTTCAAATTCTTTTCCCGGTCCATAATGAATGCCTTTGACTAAAACTCTACCGTCTTCAGCTTGATGATAACGGCCTGTAATTGCTTCCCTGTAGTCTTGTTCAAACATCTCCGCAAAATTTTCGTGCAAAAATTCAGAGTAAGGATAAGAGCGTCCTTCTCCTTTTATTCTGTCTTCAAGGTCTATACGCCTTTGTTCCAACATTTTTGATAAAAAATCAAAAGATTCTTGACCATATTTTTCTTTATAAAGGAAAGGGTATTTTTTGAAATGTTTTAAAAGTTTTTCTAATCCACGGTGTCTATATTCATGCGCTTGCACTTCTGGCACACTACTTCCTTTATATAGATCTATGCCCATCCTATCTGGCCCCGGAGAATAATGGTCTCCCATGAGTTTTATTTTTTTTGGGTCAAAACCCGGTATTATGGTAAAAGCAATATCTGGATCAAAACCGAGGCGAGACACATTATCTGAAAGAGCATTTTGCATGTCGGCCTCATACTCAACATTTGCTAAAGATTCTATACCCTCAATAACAGGTCCTTTGTCTGGCTCCCCAACATAAGAGGCAAAATTTGCCTGTGATCTATCTTCTCTTGAGGGGGGAAAATTAAAATCGTTAAGGTCTACACCACCACCATTTGTAAACTGTTGATAAGCGCCGATGCCCCGTGGGCCGCGATACATGTCCCGGGCTACGTCATTTAAAGACGCAATGCCTTCAATAGGACCGCCCATGGCTTTTCTTCGAAGCTCTTCCTGTCTTGCCCGCTCGGCAATGTCTTGAATCTTTTCTTCAGAAAAGTCAGTAAACTTTCTTAATTCATCTACCTTGTCGTTATAAATTCTTTCCGCACTTCTAATACGCATTTGCCGCATTTCTTCCACTAAATCAGGAGGAGTTTCGCGGACCATCTGCATTGATGAGTCTGGTTTTAAAAAACCAGAACCTATTTTTTCTTCTATGCTTTTTTGCGCCTGACTTTTTATTGGTTGGTAAAAATCCTCTATAAAAACAGAGGCATTTGGATATTTACTTATGCCGTTTCTATCTTTGGCTACGTCCATCCCTCGACGTTTTATTTCTTGTGCAATTACGCCATAGTTTGGGTGTTCAGGTATAATCATTTGATTTCCCATAAAGCCGTCGTATTGCATTCCTATAATTTCTTCAATTGCATCATCTGACGCCCCTGTAAAAACTTTAGGATCCACCTCCTCAATCGCATCTCTTGCTTCATCAACCATTTCATATCGGGCAGTTGTAATGCTTCTATTAGCATCATCTCTAGCTTTAATCGCATCAATAACTTTTTGACCCGCAGAAGCATCTACATCAATAGATCCCATCTCATTTAATATTTGATTTTGATCATCAATTTTTTTTCTAAGAACTCTTATATTAGCCATTGCCATATCAAGAGGATTTATTGCGGCTCTACTACCCGTTTTTGCTGCTTTTGTTACAACATCTGTAACAACATCAGGCGCTAGTGACGCTACAGGGAGGGTGGCTGCTACTCCCCCAATAAATTTGCGGCGGCTTGGATCTTGTACAACATCCTTTACAACCTCTTCCGCTGCCTGCGGACCACTAAAACCCGTCAGCGTTTCAGGAATTGTTTGCGCCGCCTTCTGGCCTATAAGTTTTCCAATTAAAGGACCCGCACCATAGGCTAACGTACCTATTCCTGCTTCTATACCCCTACCAATCCTTTCCCGCATTGGAAGATTGTCAGGATTAGCAATTGCATCAACCGACGCGTCACCTAAATTACCAACAATATCTTTTGGAACATTTAATAAAGTAAGCGCACGATTTACGTTATCAAAACCAGGTAAGTTTATATAGCGGTCATATTCAGCCATTCTTTACCCCAACGGCGGCAACGCTAATGTGCCTACCGCCGGCGTGTAAGCTTCGGGCATATACGCCGTGTAAACAAAAGGACTTCCTTGCCCAGAATCTAATCCCATGATTCCATCTGCCGACGCTACCGACGGCACTATCGGCGCATAACCTGTAAAATCAGGTACAGCCGCCATTGAAGTATTTGTAAAATTTGTTGGAGAAGCAACGTTTGCACCCGGTGAAGTAACAGTAGTAACAATACCGCTTCCACCAACAGAGGGGGCTCCAG